GCAGTGTGCCTTTTAGGTAGGGGTAGATTTGCCCCTATATCGATTTCCCTGTAAGGGAATTGTAGAGCAGTCTAGCGTTCAGCTTAGTGGATGGGGTACTGCTCGGCCTGGATAGACCAGTCTAGCGTTTAGGCTACCGTGTTAGGGCTTAGGCTAGGGCTTAGTTATAGGTAAGTAGTTGAAATCATACAGGAAAGCCAGAATCGACCCACTGTTAAAGTCACTGGCTTTTGTCCTCTGGCTTATCGCAGCTGGGCGGACGCGCGTCTACCCTGTACCGGGGGGTATCGACGAGCTGTACTTTTATTCCCCATACATTTGAACATGCTGAGTATGGGGGGGGGTGTTTTTTAGCGGTACCGGGGGTACTTGTACCTGGAGGGGGGGGTACTTGACGGCGGTACCTTGGGCAGGTAAGTCTTTGGGGGGTAGGGGGGTATTACAGACTTGTCAGACTAGTAATTACTTTTGTTTAACAGACTTAGTCTTTACTAACAGACATAACAGACATAACAGACATGTCTGTAAGGGGCGGAGATGGCGATACATTCTCTGCGGGTTTTAAAAACTAAAAAAAGAAGAACTTGTACTTCTTGTGGTGAGAGCATCAGGGCTGGTGTTTCTTACTTTGCTCGTAACAGTTCTTTATCTGACGAGCGCGGTAACCCTGTGTATGGGTTCTTCTCTACTCACTTGGATTGTGAATGGTTAGTGGGTGAGCTCAGTGTTGGTCTTGGGAAGACTGAGGCTGGGATGAGCTTCCCTGGTTGGTTACCGTCCAGGCTGTCTGGGATGAAGGAGGTTGAGTTAGAGGGGTTAGATGGTTGGGGGAAGTTGAGTGAGGAGTCTCGGAAGCGTTTTACGGCTTTGAGGAGGCGCAGGAAGGTTCATGTAGAGCCGAGGCTTGAGTATCGGTATTACGACCCGTACACGAAGGAGAGGACGGGGTTTACGTCGACCCTCACGGGTATGCGTGAAGTGGTAGGGAACGTGTGATACGGTTTGGTTGAACTTCCTGGGAGATAGAGATGGCTGATGAGCTCGTAAACGCTGACCAAATCAGGGCAATCCGAGAGGGTTTGGCCGGGTCCCAGTCTCCCGTCATGAATGATTTAGGTGCGTCTGCCGTCCGCCGGCTCAGCCAGGAGAACCCGTACAACACGGAGTTCCCTGACTACATCGGGAACCCGCCCCCTACCGAATTGCCCGCTATCTACAACGAGAGGTTCCCCCCCTACATCGAGGAACGGCCCGCTCTTGGGTTTAGTCCTGGTCCGGGCGAGAGTCGCTGGGACGCTTATGGCGTGAGAAGCGCTTTTCCAGGCAAGAGTTACCCGCCGGCCATGCTGCCGCAGGCAGACCCCGGACTGGGGGCAGAGTTGCGCGACTATCGAATGCCCACCGCTGAGTTCCAGCCAGCTATGCCTCTTCCCGACCCAGAGAGAGCCGCTCGAGTAGAGCAGCTGATGCGTGAACTTGAAGAACAACGAGCACTAGAGGCTAGGCTTCGAGCTCTCGGGAGATAGAGATGCCCTTGTACGACGACTTAGAGACCAGGCCGGTAAGGCTTGAGCCGTCGTATCAAGAAGTGGATATGCTAACCCTTCTCAGAGATGCTGCCTTGGCTGGGACTTTGGGCGGCGCTGTTAGTAGCGCTGTTAGCGGCGTCCCAGGGTCGATGGTCTCTTACGATGACTGGCTGAGCGCTCAGCCTAAAACAAGGGGTCGCTTTTCTGAAGATGAGATAGAGGCCCTTCGCGCTATTGCCAAGAAGCATGACGTTTTCTCAAGAAGAATGCCTGCCGGGTATGGGCTTGAGGGGGAGTTTCGCTACTTCCCGTCTTCGCCAATCAAGCGAACAGAAGAGGCGGATTGGAAAACGAAGAGCGGAAGAAGGGCCGTAGTGCGGACCAAGCACCGAGGTGGTCGGGCAACTAACGTTGCCAGGGATGCGCTGGTCGAGGATCTTGCGGGGGGCGGACGCACAGTTAGGCCAGGAAGGTCAATTCAGGGAGGGACGCCGATTGTCTCTGTTCAGCCGAGAGAGGTTCCTGTTAAGCCAACAAGGGCAGCAAGAGCCAAACAGATCTTGAAGGCCGGCGCGAGGGGCCTGTTCAATCCGGTCAAGATCGCCGCAGACATGCTTGCTGGGGGAGCGATGGGCGCAGGCTCTGCAGCCCTTGGTCATAAAGCTGGTGGCGGCGATAGGGAGTCAGCTGGCCTCTTCACTCCTCCAGGAGAAGGCTACGAAGGTCTTGTCCGAGCTGAAGACATCGAGAGAGTCATCGCTCAGAAAGAACTCGAGAAGGAAGTCGAAAGGCAAAGGCTGCTAGAGCAGTATCGAGCGTCAGGCTACGACTTAGACCCAAATACCAGACTGAGCGAGCTTAGATAGATGCCCCTCTATAACGATCTAGAGGTGCGCCCCAGATACGGAAGTGCCTTGCCTTCGTATGCGCCAGAGGGAACCCGGAGACTGGAGCCTGGGGATGAGCTGAGTATGCGAGCCCTTGCCATAGAGGCTGCAAAGGCAGGGGCCCTAGGAGGGCCTGTAGCCGCTAGCGCAGGTGCTGCTCGCAGGGCCTCGCCAGACATAGCAGCAATTAAGGCTGCCTCTGCTGCAACTGCCGACGAATTATTTAGTCAGTCGGCGTTGGATATGGCTCGCGGGCAAGGACCGGCGTCTAGGGAGCTGCTCACGCAGATGAGCCCAGACGACTTTCTCGCCCTAGCAAAAGACTTTTCAGGCCCTAGTGAAACAAAGCTCGCCCGCATAATGAATGCCATTGAAACAGGAACCCCACTTAGCGATGTTCCGTTTCTTCACGCGACAGACCCAGGGTCTACATACTATCCGGAGGGTCGCGTTATTGGGCATGAAGGTAGGCATCGAGCGACTGCTCTTCGGAACCTTGGCTACGAGACAATGCCCGTAAGGCTTATAGCAGATACTGTTCGGTGGGGCCGGCAGTCGCCGCTGAACCGGCCAACCGATGGCGATGTTCCGTGGGTACAAAAGCGAAAAGCGCTTGATTCGGCTGGGTCGGCGGTCTCGCCTGTGACGAACCTCTCCTACGTTGAGAATCTGCCCACCGAACTAGGCAGTGAAAGCCCTATCAATGACGAGCCTGCCAGAACAAGGCCAGCTCCGTATCACACAGAAGGCCCTCTTAGGGGCAAGGCTCTGAGGACAGAGGGGGCTAGGCGCTCGCTAGGTAGGCGTATTGCAGGCGGTCTTGGTCGGCTTGGGCGGTCTGTCCTCAGCCCCGTCAATATCGCGGGTGATCTGGCGATTGGTAGCGCTGTTGGCGCAGGCTCAGCTCTGGCTGGTTACGCATCTGAGGCGCCAGAGTCAGCTGGCCTATTTACTCCACCTGGATCAGGGTACGAAGGACTGGTAACTGCAGAGGACATCGAGGCTGCAGCGGAAGCAAAAGAACTTCGTAATGAAGCCGAAAGACAACGCCTCCTTGAGCAATACCGTGCTTCTGGATACGATCTTGATCCAAATACCAGACTCAGAGACTTGAGGTAGATATGCCCGAAGAAGGAATCATCGGCCCAGAGCTCGCAGCAAAGATTGCTGAGTTGCAGAGACTGGATGAGATAGACAGGCAGAACGCGGGAGATCAGCCGTACTGGCAGTCGTCTGTCCCGCTTGGTCCGTACCAGCCGCTAAGCAGAGAAGAGGTCTCTAATCTTCCCGCTCCGTACGCTGATTCGGTGTTGGGGAGGGTGGGTGATCTGACTTACGCCCCGGCCCGAATTGAGGGCGGCGGCGTGGGACAGGTTCCGATAGCCGGCCCTTCGTGGGTGAGGGCCGCGCTCCATGAACTAAATCCACCCAGGATGGAGCCTTCGCCCTTAGATCCCAGGCTCATGGTAGACACGGCCAACTCTCAGCAACATCAAGAATTTAAGGTTAAGAGGTTCGGCCCAAAGGCCCGGCTTTCGCTTTATCCGCCTGATGAGGCTCCACGAATGCGGTTGTCAAACGAAGACATCGAGTCCGTGGAAAGAATGGTGGCTGAGCGGAAAAGACGCCTAGCAGAGGACATTCCGTATGAGAGGGCTGTGAGGGCGAATAGCGCAGCTAAGGCGTTGGCGAGAGAGCGAGAGAATGCTGCCCTCTACGAGACGTTCGGCACTCCAGAAGAGCGAGCCAGGACCATTCTGGCTTTGACGGACTTGAGGTAAAAATCTCGTGCCCACCAAAGGTGGGTCGAGCAGAGACAGTCTCGACAAAAACTTCTTAGTCTGACGTGTGGCCCCTGGCTAGGGCCCCGAAGACACAGGAAGGAGGGGAGTGTCTCCGGAACCCATTAAGCCGGCTACCTGTCTTTGGTACCGCGACAGGCCCCATGGGCGGAGGGTCGAAGGTAACACCTGACTATGAAGAGGTCCACCTATCGAATGTATGAACTGGCCGGAAGACTGTTTGCTGTAAAGCGGTCTATCGCCGTCTTTAGATTTTTGTTTGATAGACCAAGAGCCTCCTTGAATGGAGCCCTTGTAGTGTCTTTGCGGTTCTTATCGGAGAGAGCCTCAAACCCCCTAAGGGAGTCACTCATCTGCAGGTAGGTGCTTTCTCGAGTGCGGCGCTCCTGCCTCTTTATGGCAGCATGAACGGCGCTATTATCGTCTTCTTCCATTGTCACTATTCCTTACTCCCGGTCTTGGCTTTCCTATTCCTCACCATTGATATACCTTAGTTTGACTATTGTCTTAGAGTTGCTGTAGCAACCACATTGGAGGATTTAATGAGTTTCGACCCAAGTGCGGTTACGGTCAAGGAGGCCGTGAAGCAGTTGTCAGGTTTGTCTGACAGCGAATTATCTGAAGTTTACGATGCTGAGTTGGACGGTAAGGGGCGAAAGTCTCTTCTTGACGAAATCACCGCTAAGCGCGATGCGCTTCGGGAAGATGCTGCGCCGGCTGCGGTCGCTGCGCCAAAGAGGGTGCTTATTCGTCGCCCAGCTCGCCCAGGCGCTGCTGCAGCCACATACGTCAAGATCGTTAAGTAGGGGGTGGTCATGACTGAGATGTCTATGGCAGCGAACAAGAAGGCAATGATCGACCAGCGGAAGATCACTCTCGAGCAACTCGATAAGTGTTACGCGACCCGCGAGGTCCAGACCCGCTTTAAGCGCTATGTGGAGCGCGGGCGCTCTTATGAAGAAGGCCCGATGGGAGAGGGAGAGGCTCTCGAGGAAGCGCTGATGGACGTATTCGTCGGTGCGAAGAATCGCGGCTATCGCTTCTACCAGAAGTACTCCACCGAGGAGCACGTCAAGCGCTTCAAGCGCGTAACTTCAAATACGCACAATGCGATGAAGTTGAGCGAGTACGTGCCTGACATGGTTGGTCTTCGCGCACGTCTTCGTAAGATAAGCGAGATGGGCATGCTTGCGAACCTCCTGGCTGCTGAGCAGGCTGGCCGCAACGACGCTAACGAGCCTAGAGATGACGCTATCCGAGCAATCGTGGCGCGTATCTCCGCAGTTCAGAAGAATGAGGCTACTGTTGCTGAGCACAGTGGCGCTTCCGAAGAGGAGCTCGCAGCTGCGAAGAGCAAGGTGTAGTGCCTCGCAAGGCGATGAGCCTGAAGCGTTCGAGGGCAATCTCAGAGCGCTTAACAGAAACCTCAGGGTACGCGGACTTTCCGGCGTTCTCTGAAGAGTTTTTGAAGGTATTGAATCGCCCCGAGACAAGCAATAAGGGGAGGGTTGGCGACACCGTCACCCTAAAGCTGAATAAGATCCAGGAAGATTTCTATCGCCGGATTATGAAGGCGCGTGAAGAGGGCCGACCTGGGCGCTTCATCGTTCTTAAGGCTAGGCGGATGGGCCTGTCTACCGTCACCCAGGCGTTCATGTTTCATCAGTGTCTGACAAAGATGAATAGGCGAGCGTTTGTAACAGCGGTAGACAGAATCACTACCAATAACATCTTCATGATGGCTAAGAAGATGTACGACAACCTGCCCAATGGCACGTCTACAGACGATCCTGGAAAGGTTCACAAGGCAGAGTCATCCAAAGAGGCTGCGGACTTACACAACAACAAGCCACTAGACCTTCGCCCAGAGTTGAGGCGAAACAACGATAACGAGCTCTGGATGACTCACCCGCTAGACGAAACAGCGGGGCTTAACTCCAGGTTTGAGGTCTCTGTTGCAGATGCAGTCCACTCGACTCGAGGCTTTGAGATCCACTACTTCCACGGGTCTGAGATCGCCTTTTGGGGAGACCCAGCAACGTTCATGCTTGGCCTTATGCAGACCCTGTCTGACGACCCAGAGACACTAGTAGTGCTCGAGTCTACGGCGAACGGAGCCGGCGGATATTTCTATAAAGAGTTCTGGAAGGCTTGGAACAAAGAGGACAGCAAGGGCAACCCTATCGACAGCGAGTGGGAGGCCATTTTCTATCCGTGGCATGCAATGCCGAACTACATCAGGGAGATTCCAGACGGAGTTACCTTCAGTGACTTGATAGGCAGGTTTGACGACGAACTGCTTTCGATGATTCAAGCCTACGACCTGCACCCGGAGCAGGCGTATTGGGCATACCGAACCTGGATGGATAAGTGTCAGGGCAATTGGGACCTGTTTAAGCAGGAATACCCAGGTAAGCCAGAAGAGGCCTTTGCGTTCTCGGCAAGCCGTGTTTTTGAGGAGCCAGACCTGGCTGCAGTCGAGCATGGCTTTGTAAAGAAGCCAAGATTCGTTGGCGATATTGTCGACGTTTCAGGGCAAGAGGACTCTAGCTCAAGGATTGGCCTAGCCTCCTTCATGTCTCCGGAGTTGTCCGGTCACGGGAGCGCAAAGAGCGACTCTCTATGGGTTTGGGAATGGCCCGAAGACGGGGTGAAGTATGTCGTTGCTGTAGACCCTGCGTCGGGAAGGTCTACCGGGGACTGGACTGCTATCCAAGTAGTGCGCGCTGATACGAGGGAGCAGGTTGCGGAGTATCAGGGAAAGACAGAGGCTCTGCAGACTTCGGAAAAGGCTGTGCTTTTGTGTAGGCACTACAATGATGCACTGCTTTCTTGGGAGATTAACGGCGTTGGTCATGCAGTTTCTCTTGGCATCATGCAGACTGAGTACTGGAATCTGTACCAACGAGAGCAGGTTGAGTCAGTAAACTTTGAGGCTAGGTTTGGTTGGGCGACAACAATTGCTACAAAGCCCATCATGGTTCATGTAGGAATAGACATTATTCGCTCAAGGATGCCGGTCATTAGAAGTCAACGCTTGGTCAAGGAAATGCGAATGTTCATGGAACTGACCAAGCGATCTGCTGGATCTGTTGCTTTAGTTTCTGGCGATGAGATGTATAAACGGGTTAAGGTTGGCGCCCCTCCTGGGGAGCATGACGACTTAGTTATGGCCTGGCTGCAGGCACAAACCGTATGTGATCTGGAGGTTGGTTCAAGCAACAGGAAGGACCCGAGGGAGAGAGACCTTCCTCCTCCTAGCTGGACCGCCTGGAGCGAAGACGATGACTACCGGCCAATCAAGAAGAGTGGCCTTGGATCTAAGTGGGTGTGATGGCTAAGTTCGACCCGACCAAGATTTCTATAAAGCAAGAGGCTGCATCGGAGCTTCTCGACAAGGTGCTCGTGGCAGAGTCCACGATTAGAAAAGCGCACTTCGACGACTGGCGAAATCTAATGGATGCCTATCGATTGGGAGTAGAGAAAGAGGATGGTGGTCGCGGAATGGCCTTAGTTTCCTCCTCTATTGAGGGGATTAAGCCGCACATCTTTCACAATGACCCTGCAATCTATGCAAGGCCGCGAAGGCCATCGGACTCTGGAGAGGCAAAGGCAAAGTCTAAGGTTGCGGAATCTGCGCTTGCGTATGAATGGGTAGAGGGTGGCTTTAATGAGGAGTGTCGAAAGGTTCTCGACGACGCTCTGATCCTCTCTGCTGGAATCGGAAGAATCACTTACCAACCAGCTGGCATTTTTGTTCCTGTAGAGGACTATGACCGGGACCTAGACGAGGACGACACTTTTGACGACGACGACGGAATGCAGACAGTGCGCGACCGTCTTGAGGAGATGGGCATTCCGGCAGATAGACCGGCAGCTCATGCCACGCTTCTACGAGTGAGCCCGTTTAACTTTGTATTTCCACCTGGATATGACGAGATTGGCCGGATGCCATGGGTTGCCATTCGGCACCTTATCCACGTAGACGAGGTCAAGAACGACAGTCGTTTCGCAAACACCAAGGACCTTGTTGCTGACAAGGTTAAGTCTCTCGACGAGTTGAATGAGTCAGGCGTTGGAAATGTATGGCGGCGTGAACAAGCCGAGCACATAGAGGTTTACGAGGTCTGGTATCACGCTTGGGCGAACCGAGTTGTTCGCTCGAGCGGTCGTCGAAAGCGTAGGCGCGTAAAGGAGATGCGTGTCTTGTGGGCTTGCCGACAGGGAGATGGCGGCGATGACGTTACTATCTTGAAGCATGCGCTTAGCCCGCTTGACATGGAAGGCTACCCGTTTGTCGACCTTCGCTTCGATAAAGTGAACGATCAGTTTTACGGCATCTCGCTCGCGCAAAAGATTCTTCCTTTATCTGAAAAGGTTCAGCGGCTGATGGACGGCGCTGTTAGTGGGCTTGAGGCCTCTATGGCACTTAAAACTGTCTACAAGGACGGCATCTTCGACAAGAACGCAAAGGCAGCTCTTGCGTCGAATCAGCCGCAGATGGTTGCGGCCAAGAGCAAGAACGTTGCAGCTGACGTTAGAAACCTGGTAATGCCTGCGTTCCCTCAAGAGTTTGTTGGGACGATGAATCTTATTCGCTCCTTTATGAACGAGGTGGGAGCGGGCGACGAGGCTCTTCGCGGCGGTCGGAGCTCAGCAAAGTCTGCAACAGAAGTGTCTTATAGGGCCGCAATGCACTCAGGGCGCTCTGAAACAAAGCTTCGCGTATTTGAGAAGTTTGTTCAGACTATTGCGAGAAAGACCCTTCAGGTCATGCAGCAGTTTTATGACGCTGATAGGTGGGTTCAGATCACCGGGCAGGACGAGCCCGTCTCATACTCTAGGAACGACATCAGAGGGGAGTTTGACGTAGGCGTACATGCTGGAAGCATGAAGCCCGTTGGTCCAGAGGCGGAGCGCCAGTCATACATTGGGTTCATGAATGCCTTGGGTATGTCAGCTCAATCCCTTGCTGCAGCGCAGGTTCCGCCGGATGCGATTGCGGCCTTCTACACAAAGGCTCTTGAGCTCTGGGAACAGGACAGCCCCGAAATCAGGGATAGCTTTGCTCAGCTCTTTGGGCAGGCGGCGGGCCAGGCTGGCACAGCGCCCCCTGCACAGGAAGGCGGCGGACCTTTGCCAGAAGAGTCGATTGGTATGGGCGCTGCAGTTAATCCAGTAAGTGGGGAGTCGTTAACGATTCCTGCAGCTGGGCGCGAAGGTTTTGGGGCGCCTCCTGGCGTACCGCAGTTTTAGGAAGGGGAGTTAGATGCCTATTTACACGCTTAGGTGTTGCCGATGTGCCCATGCTTCTGAGCAGGGATTTACGGTTAACGCATTTGTGGCGCAGAAGGAGCGCGGATTCACCTACATCACATGCCCGAGGTGCCGGCGACGAGGCACGATGAGTCATGACTTTGTTGCGGATGTCAAAACGCAGTCAACTCATAGCGGTGAGTATACGTTTGCCGAGAACGCTCCTGAGGATCACTTAGTCGGTCAGACTGTTTCAAAGACGGAGGCTAAGCGGATTCTTAAGAAGCATGGCCTTATCGAGTCGGTAAAAGAGGGTAAGCGCGGTCTCAACGCTGGAACCAAGCGGTATACGCAAGACGAGATTGTGAAGCGATGGACAGAAAACCGCGCACAAGAAACCGATTCTGAAGACAAGCAAGTTGACACAACTACCGTAGAAGTGGATACGATTGTTTCCAAGACTTGGCCTGCACTTAAAAAGCAGGCTAAGGAACTCGGGATTAAGGTCCCGATTACAACTAAAAGGCCCGAACTTGAGCGACTGGTTCGGGAATCACTTACAACTTAGTCGCGTTTTGGAGAACCCGTGAACCCTGAGCTTGACAGCGATAATCCAGCACCGGAAGCAGCATCAGAGCACGTTGATAATTCGGAAGTGGCCGCTTCTGAGACCAACAGCGATGAGGCAATTCCTGGTAATGGGACCGATGTCTCGAGTGATGGTGCGAACGGTTCTGGGTCGTTTTGGTCTGGGAACCCCCTAGACCTTGAGCCGGAAAACCTAGCCATTTATCGAGAGATGCAGTCTGGTCTAACCTCAAAAACTCAAGAAATCGCTGATTTGAAGCGTGGACTTGATGAGGACAGGGCGGTACTGCAGGACCAACGAAACCAACTCCAGCAGACCTGGCTCGCTATGCAAGCACAGTCGGGTCAAAAGCCGAATGGGGCTGACAATGCGGGGCAGGAGACTGCTCCTACCGTTGACGAACTGCGTAAGCGGTTCACCGAGAAAGCTGAGAACGGGGATGGTTTTGGTGCCCTGCTTGAGATAATGGATGCGCGTATGAAGGCCTCTGGGTCTGGTCCGCGTGAGCACGAACTCCTCAAGGAGATTGATACGCTTAAGCGACAGGTCTATTCCGTCGCGGAGACTTTTGCTCCGCACCGGGAAGCCTCTCGTTTGAACACAATCTTTGAGGATATGAAGGGCGGGAATTACCGGGAGTTCAAGGATGAGCGCGTCAAAACGGAGATGCGTAAAATCTTGGATGCTAACGACCCAACAATTGTGAGCCTTCTCGGCTCGGGAACAGAGGATGCCTATCGGGCAGCTCTGTCTCTTGCCGGGGAGCGTGCCATCAGGGCGGTCAATGAGGGCCGTCTTATCGATAATGCTAAGCGAAGAGCCGAGTCTGCTCCTCCATCCAGCCAGTCAGGTACGTCTTCTTCCCCTATTGGATCTACTGCGACGATGTCTATGGATGACATCCTCGATCAGGTCCTGGGGCAGAATCCGGATTTGAAGGGTCGGTTTGGTTGAGTTGCGCGAAGCCTTCTAAGAGGTAACTAATGGGAGCTCCATTTTCGACAACACTTAGCGACTACACGAAGGCGTTCAGCCTTACGTGGGGCGCTAGCTGGGAGAAGCTTGTTTGGCTGATCCTAGAGCAGTCCCCCTTGTTGTACTCAATGTACAACAAGGGTTCTATCCACCTTGAGGCCGCGCCCAACGCGCGAGTCCCATTCGCCCACGCTGAGAATCCGAATGTGCAGACCTACCAAGGTTCGCAGGTTCTGAACACGGCTGACAGCGAGTTCGTCAAGATGTTCCTGTGGGACAACTGGGGGCAGATTTCCTGTCAGTCAGTCGTCGCATGCGACAAGGTCGATCTCAACCAGAACGCGAAGCGCCAGATTGGCAAGCTTCTCGATGCCGAGATGCAGCAATGCGCTATTACTATGCGTAACTACATCGAGGAACAGCTTCACACGGCTAGCACCGTGAACGGCGACATCGACGGTATTCGCGGGATGATTGAGTTTGCGACCCCCGCAAACCAAGCTGGCGGTATTTCGGTCGGCAACGTCCAGAAGAACGCGACCTACCATTTCAACCAGTTCCAGCAGATCGGCGGCGGTTTCATGACTGCCGGCATTCCGACCTGGACCCAGCTCTACCGCGAGTGTTCGCAGTGGGGTCGTCGTCCTGACACGATGCTGGTCGATCCGGCTGTCTACGACGGCTACGAGGAATGGTGTGGACCGGAGCGTGCTTTGGTTGACGAGGCTATGGGAAGCGCAGGCTTCACCAGTCTCCGATTCAAGGGTGCGACGGTCATTCCTGACTACAACATCACCGAGAACAGTGGTGAGGGCTTTATGCTCAACATGACTGGTGGTGCGCCGAGTGCCTCTGCGGGACACGGCTTTGTGCCTGGACTGCTGGACCCTGTGAAGGGCAAGAGCAAGGGCCAGACTAACCTTGGAAACATGGTTCTCTGGATCAACCCGAACGCTCACTTCTTCATGGACGACTGGCGTTTGGCCCAGGAGCAATGGGCCTGGATCTCCAAGACCAAGTTCCACGGCATTCTTACTATTAACAATCTCCGCGAGCATGGTGCGTTTAACTTTGCTGGCGGTGCCTACAGCGCCTAGAAAGGGGTACTGAACATGGCTCTTTCAAATCCTAGACGAAAAGTTGTTGAGGCTATTGCGGGCGAGGCCCTTGTCCACGGCGACGTTGTCCACTTGATCATGCAGCAGACCGACACCAGCGATGCTCGTTACAGTGCCGTGAAGTACGACACGGCTGACGCAGACAACGTGGTACCCACTATCGGGGTGGTCGATTCAGGAATTTCCATCGCCTCTGGCGATCAGGTGTCCTGCGTTGTCGAAGGCCACTGCCAAGCGAAGGTCTACTACGGGACCGTTAACCAGTCGATTGGCCTGTTGCTGTACGTTTCTGACGGCGGGACGACTGCTGCGGCTGACGGGACGTTCGCCACCAGCATTGCTAACTCTGACGCGGCGACTGTGGTCACTGACCTCAGTGCGGCTAATCAGATGATGGCGTTCGTGCGATACACCAGGGCCCAGGTTCTGGAGGCGACTAGTGTGACTGCGGCTGCTGCCTCTCGGCTGTCGCTGGTTCGTGTTTTCAACAACCCGGCAACGCCGAGTTAACAAACTCGCCCGTCAGTTGCTGTAGAGCCGCTGACGGGCAACACGCCTGAGGGTAGGGGGTTTCGGCCCCCTACCCAAACAGGTCGAGGAGAATTGAATTATGGCTACTGCAACTGCACCTTCAGGCTTCGGTCGTCCCATCTGGAACGCCATCAAAGGCGGCAACCAGGTCCACGGCGTCGGCCTTATGGCTGTTCCCGTGTGTTTTCAGCACCAACACTTTGCTGGGAGTGTTGACGCACAGACCGACCTGAGAACCAACATCTTTACTGCGCCCGCCTCTGTTTCTGATGGCGGTATGTACAAGGTTGAGGCGATTCAGATTGTTATGGACAGCGGGATGGCCGCTGACACTGACTCTTATTGGTCGTTTGAGGCTCAGGTTGGGACGCTGAATGCTGGCGGAACCGCTGTGGCGTGGACCGATCTCGGCAGCCTTGCGCTGTCCTCTCAGGGCACAGCTCCAGGCGATAACCTTTCGGCAGACCTTCCATATTCTTTGGACATTGATGGTCCTGAGGCTGCATCGCCGCTGTTGACGTACCTCGCCCCTGGCGACTCTGTTGCCATCTTGATTTCCAAGACTGGAGACCAGGCGAACGGCCTTCCAGACCTCAGAACTGTAAAGTTCACCGCAACCCTGTACCTGCGACACGCACCTCCGGGTCGATAGATTCGGGTAGTCTCTTGAGGGGGTGGGTGAACTGACCTAGCCCGCCTCCTCTTGAGCTCTCTAGGAGACCCGAATGGACTTTGCGACACTCAAGCAGCGCCTGGGTCGTCGGCGCGGATTCGACGGGAATGACGACCGTCTAGGCGACTTCATCAACGACGCCTACATGGCGATCTGTGGACGGCGGAACACCTGGGCATGGCTCAGGCGAACCCACCAGTTCGGGACACACACACCTGAGGCTGTGACCGCATCTGCGGACGGCACCCCATCAGCCACAGCCACAGAGGGGGCTGTGTTTACGAACGGCAGTCGGCTGGTCACGCTATCGACCGCGAACTCCGTCACCACCACCCAGGGCACCCGCACCGGGGCCAAGGTAGAGGCGCCTGATGGGACGGTGAACCGGATTCTCAGCCACAATGCCACAACCGGCCTCTACCTCGAGGCTCCGTTCGGCGGCGCTACCTCTTCTGCGATCAACCCAACGGTCTCAGGGGTGGGAGCCACATACGCCTCATCCTGGAAAATCTACTGGGACGAGTATCCGCTTCCAGAAGGAGCTGCTTCAATCGAGTCTATTGTCTGTACCGGAAACGGGTTCATTCGGCACATCCGAGAGTCGAGCCTGCTTTCGCCCCACATGAAGGGGCTCACGGTCAAGGACTACGAGTCGTACCCTCAGTACTACGCTCTCGAGCGACACACGCAGATACCAGCGCCTGATAATGCGCTTTTTGTGGCGCAAGACGCTTCGGTGGCGACCTTTAATGCGGGAACCGTGTTTCAGTACAAGTACTGCTACTACAACACGAAGACGCAGGAGATGGGTCCGATGTCTCCGTCGTCTTCAATCGAGATAACCGCGCCAGGAGGTAGACCGTCGATGGATGTCGGAGGGACTATTATAATGCGCTCCGATTACGGCGCTGCCGTTTACAGGACGAAGGACGGCGGCTCTGAGTTTTATCATTTGGCAAACGTTGTCATTGGCAGCACTAACTGGCTCACCGACACCGTCACGGACGCCAATCTTGGCTTCTCTCACCAAGACGTAGACTCAGCAGGAAACCTGCTCTCCTCAAACATTGGGGCTGTGGCAGAGCGCGACCTCAGCACTGGCGGAAGTCATCACATTCGCCTCTGGCCCCCGCCGGATGAAGAGTATCTCGTGGACGTGACGTACTTTGTTGCTCCTCAGGAGCTCACAGAGGACCATGATACGCCGCATATCCCCAGGCAGCATCAGCCCATCCTTCTCGACTTAGCGGAGAGCTATGCGCTCAGCGAAGAAGAGAACCATGGCGCTGCAGCTCAGAAGAGAGCCTATGCGATGGAGGGGGTAGATCGCATGGAGCGCGAAGAGGAGGCGGATCCAGGCACACGCATTCAGATTGGTCGCGGGGAGCCTGAGATCGACGAGGCCCTTGGCAGTTGGCCTAGAACCATCACGGGCTAGGGGACGCTTTAATGGCTCGCATAGCGCAGGGGAAAGGTTTCCATGCTGTACCCGTGCTTACCAGGGGCCTTACCGACCGTGTCTGGGCCCAGAGCGGCGAAGCCCGAAAAGTAGACGGTTGCTACTTCCAGGTAGTTGGGACGGTTGAGAAGACTCGAGGGATAAGAAACCTCGTCGACTGGGCCGTTGATGAGTTCCACCTCCTGAATACAAGAATCAGCTCAATGACTCCGTTCCAGATAAGGGGAGGCCCTAGCGAGCTTGTCATCTCCTTAACGGGCGACAGTGGCGAGGCGGAGGGTTTCTATCCCGTAGCGCTAGGCCGGCTGAAGGACTCTGACGGCAACACCCTAGACAAGTACAAGGGGAGTCGACTGCTTGTTCTAAGAGGGGACAGGCTAGAGAATCCTGGGATACCTCATATTGGAATTGATAGTCCCTGGCATAGCCACTTTAAGGTTCCTGGTGCAAGCGACGATCTTGGCTACCAGTTCATCGATGGCAGGCGAGTTGAGCCGGAAGACCAGTACGGAGGAGACTACTTCGCGTCCTGGGCGAACTGGCTGTTTATATCAAACGGTGTAGACGCAAACGTAAAGTGGAATGGCGACTATGCGGCAAGGGTAGGAGTGACCGAGCGCCCATCTCCACTGCACGTCGAGAAGATGGTTAGTTCGAAGTTCGACCCTGCCTTCTCTATCGGAGAAGAGTTCAGTGGCTTTGGCGAGGCCGATAGGGGCAATGAGGCTAACGAGGTTCAGAAGTTTCAGTACAAATGTACGTTTGTTGGATCTACCGGAGCTGAGGGGCCTCCGGGCGATGCGAGTGACTTTGTTACGACAGGCGAAATGTATGACGATAAGGCCGGCGAAGATTTTGATGAGGTTGTCGGCGTTACAACATCGGCCAACAGGGCGTTAATCCAACTCACCGGGTTTGACAGGCCTAAGCAGCAAGATGTCATCTGGAGGAATATCTACAAGAGGGCGAAGGACGGGGAGTACTACTTCTGGCGACAAATCTGCATCAACGAGCGCACTGTCTACGACCACGAGGACACACTATCGTCAGCTGCGCTAGGCTCGCCCCTTCGGGAAAGCCTGACCGCCCCGCCAACAAGCAAGTTCATTAAGTTCTTTAGAGGGCGCGGGTACTACGTCGCGAAAGAGTTCCCGTCGTTTGTGTTCTACAGCGACCCTGGCCTGCCAGAACAGATGAGCTCAGCCCTGCAGTACCTGGACGTAAATAGCGCTGACGGAACGCCGGTAACGGGGGTGGTTACCTTTGGCGATTCGCTCATTATCTTCAAAAAGGACTCGATGTGGCAGGTGACTGCTCTTGCTGACGGTTCGCCAATCCTTACTCCCGTAGACGAGTCAATCGGAAGCACCTCTCCGAGGGCATCTATCCTGGCCTATGAGCGCCTTGTTTTTGTCGGCGTTGACGGGGTGTATCAGTTTGATGGCGCTTCGGTGAAGCCCCTGTCTGAGAACCTGAACAATTGGTGGAAGAATGTCTTCACCGAGGGGCTGAGGACCGCAACAGCATGGCTTGATGAGCGAGAGAGAAGGCTGTTTATATCTCTCCAGAGCGGCCCTGGCGATCTAAACGACATGGTTGTTTGTTACCACTACCAGCTCGACGCCATCACGGTGATAAAGGGCCAGAGGATCACAGCATCAACTGTCTACAAGGGGGAGGCTCTCCTTGGCGTCCAACTTCCAAAGAAGTCGGCCAGTGTGCAGAGCGAGGTTTATAGGAGTGGCGTAACAAAAGAAATCCGAAACTCAGACATTGTCATCTGGGGCCTTGGCGATTCGATGGAGTATGGATACCGACCCGGAAGAGAGGCTGACCCAGACGATTCAAAGAGGCCCGTTACGGTTTCAGCCGGAAGCATCGCTGGAAAGATTCGTTTCGGCCCATACAGCGCAAATCAAACAGGGTGGAACTCAGACGAGCAGATGGAGGTTGCCGGGATAGACGTGTTCTTCCCGTACATGGGCGACCAAGACTTGACTGTTCGCTGGTATAAAGACCGGAATCCGGAGGCTGTTGGCTCGAGAACATTCGCTCTTGACCAGTTTGGAACAGCTGCACAGAAAACAGAGAACACAGATCTCACTACGCTAGTTGGCTGGGCTGACGACCCAGTCGACCTTGACGACACAACAACGCATAAGAACTGGGGAGAGGGAAAGTGGAATGGCCGCAGACAGTTGTTCCAACGACTTGTCTTCCCAGAGACCGTGATTTGTCGTGAAATAGAGATTGAATTTGAGAATGGCAACGAGAAGGAGCCCTTCATGCTTGACGGGTTCGTCTTGTGGCGAGCAAGCAAGGGCTCTGAGAGGCAACGGTAATGTCCTGGGAAGGTCGCGATGAAGAAGAACAGGCGGCAGTAAGGACTACCCTTGCCACAAGCGAAGCCATGCTTTCTAGGCTGAGGAGAGCTGTCAGTAGGTCCAACCTAGGCGGGTCAGGGTCATGGCCGCTTTCAAAAAGGGCCTCGCATTGCCTTCGCCTTCTCGGAGGAGGAGGATCTGTTTCGGTCGACAGTCCAAGATCTGTCCGCAGGGCCATTACGATTATAGAGAACTACAAGCCTTCGGCGGGTCCATAGGATGTACTACAGGAAGGGTTTTTATCCTCGACCAGGACAGGCTGACGTTCCAGACGATCTGTGGGCTGAGTTCCAGCGCATTCGCGGACACATGTCCACTATTGACCAAAACAACGTGGACAGGGAGACCCTAACTCCGATTAAGATCGTCCCTCCAACGGACCTTGAGCATAACGGAACATCTGACATCGTCGACCAGCACGGCGAGTTTTTATACAAAACATCAGATGCGTCGTCTTTGGCGGAAAGAAACATTGCTAGGCAAGTCATTAGGTGGCGAGACCTTGGAAAGTACGGCCTAACCCTAAGCGCCCAGTCTAGGGGCGATGGTCCCTGGGTGGTGGGTGCGTCCATTGACTTTGGCGTATACAACACTGAAGACGGGACACATGTAGACGATTCCCTTGGACCGTACATAGAAGGGGGTTTGGGCGGTCATGACAGGGCGAACATTTACTTAAGGATAAAGAGCTCTCAAGATGGGCTTTCTGTTGCTGAGGGCGTTGGCGGGATTAACCACTCAGTCTTTGGCGGCTCTGTCGCGGTTGTCACAACCGTCATAGCCCGTGGCGGACAGATACAGTTTTCACCGTCAATCAAGTACAGGGAAATGCACCGAGGCGATAGTGGTACACATACGACTGCCCATGAGGTCAACCCAGACGGCGGCGGCGGAACGCTGCTTACCCAAAGCGACGAAGCAAACGGCTGGGGTGTCAGGATTCTCAAAGCCAACATCTTTGCGTTTGCGTTGTACCGATAATGTCAGTCTTTATTTACACATCAGACTTTAGAGAGAAGGACGGAGAGGTTCTTTCGTCGTTAGATGTGTCAAACAACATTGAGGATATAAAGAACGCAGCAAACGCACTTACCTGGAAAAACATTGAGGATGGTTCGCTAGACACTTACCACCTCGCTCTGGGGGAGCGAACAAAGATAGCGGAGGGTCGTCACGACTCTCTGCTGACTGTCGCAGGAAGCCACACAACACTTGTTTCAAGGGTAACGTTCCCGGCAGCTGAGGGAGACGGGGTCTTTGTTGTTGGCAACATCAACTACGACGGGCATAGAGCTGGTGGGAACCACTCCAACAAGTCTGCGATGACTCTTGTCGCTTCAAGCGCTTCGCCCGATGGCCTTGTTCATGGAGAGGGGTCATTGCGGCACACGCATGTAGATAATCCAGAGCAGCACGGCCAGGCGGGGATAGTGTTTGCGTACCAAGCAAAGAGGGGTGGCGGAGAGGGACATGTCCATACGGTGAGCTTGCTATTCAACCTTGCCGCTGGAGGGGCGATCTGGCCCCCAGTAGGAGACTCTCTTCGCGGAAGCCTCGTCGTGTTTGTGATTCATAGATGACAACTATTAACTTTACCGTGCCTCCAGGCATCTCTGATGGGGCTCCAGCAGCAGCTGACGACGCATCTTTCGCCTTTGACGTAATGGAAGGGCTCTTTCAGAGCGGCGTTCACGACAATAACTTTTCCAAGGATGCGGTGATCCGTGGTCAGAGCTTTCGCCAAAGCGCCCTGTCCGACGTGTTCTCGAGGAAGACCTCGTCAGAGCACTGGTCAGTTCTCCCAGGAACAGGGGACAAGTCTTTTGATGTCCCTGGCGGAGCCCTCAGGTTTCGACTCAGAGCTCCTGCAGATGTTCTGGTCTTTTTTTCCGCTACCGTTCATCGGATAAACAGAAGAATTAACAAAAACGCTTGGGACGGGACCCTGTCGGGTGGGCACGGAAGATTTTCGTGGGCATTTAACGCTATATGGGAAGGCTCCGACTCCGATCCCGGCAGTGAATACATGCAAGCAAGGTCTCTTCTTCGTGGAAGGTTTGGGAACTACAACAGTAAGCTCGATGTATCGCGAGGCGTTTTTATGCCGTGGCAGATTAGTCCTGTTGACGAGGGCGTTCCGGTAGATTTAGAGAAAACACGCATGGTCTCCCCGTCGTTTTCTAACGACGCAGGCCGACTTCAGGCTGGCTGGCATAACGTCAGGCATACGGTTAGCTGGTATCCTCCCCCCATAACCACAGTTACTGGTGGCATCGATCAGGACGGCGGGGAAGATTTGAACGACGAAGACTCGTCACCTACGATGGTGATTGGAAATACAGAGCTTGTTGTTGTCGCCAATTACGGTAGGAAAGAGGATACACTCGCCTTTGAAGCAACAGTCCCGCCGCCGATTGTTGTGGTTACGCAGGATTCGTCAGACTCAATCTCAGGAACGAAAATCATTTACGAGAAAATAAACCGAGGCTGATGGTTACTTCATACACAAAACCTTTGGGTCCTTACGACACTGCATTTGAGGTGCAGTCCGGTCGCCTTGGCGAGGCTAGAAGGAAGGCAGAATCTGCCCCCCTTGATTACTCGAGGCTAGGTGGCAGGGCTCTTGGTCAGCGAGGAGACATGCTCGCCTCTTTCGCTAAGGCAGCTCAGAACGTTTCACAGGACCGTCGAAGCGCTGACATGAACCGCACCATTGCCTGGGATAAGGCCAGAATTAAAAAGCAGGCGCTTGTCGATAAACTGAAAGCAGAAAATATATCCAGCCTTGTCTCTACTGGAGGCAAATTTGCTCAGGACCTTGCGCGAAGAAACGTCGATATAGCCACTCGCGAGATGGACGTTCATGACATCGGCTCGATGTATGGGTTTGACCCAACAACCCAAGGAGGAAGGGCTCAAGAGCAGATTGAAAAACTTCTTGAGGAGGGGCGGATTAGGGAGACTGCGGATGGTTCTGGCAGGTATCGGTTCACTGCAATAAACCCAATAGAAGAGCGCTTCGAGTCGGGGCCCCTTACGGGGCACCTAAAGCCCCGTAAGGCGTCGGGGATCGCGCAGGAGTTCCACAGGGGTCCGTTTTGGTGGGAGAGCCCCACTTCCACTGGAGGATGGACTAGATAATGTTACTTACACAGATCGCAGCTGCAGACCAGTTTAAGAAGGCCAACATCGGCCTCTCCGACCAGGAGTACTACGACAGGTTCATCGCTCCTTACGCAAGAGAAAGGTATCGACAGGCTGTTGGCGAGGGCGGCGCCATGCAGAGAGGCGCGAAGAAAACGCAGGGCCAGCTAGTCTCAGCTCAGTTTGGCGGTCGAGATACTTCCATGGGCCAGGCGGCGACAGGCTCAATGGCCCCCACCTTCAGAAAGGCAATGTCTGGAGTTATGGGCAGGGTCCAGCAGGACGTTGACAGGTGGGGCGCTCAAAAGATGGTGGAGAGAAAGCAGGACGTGGCTAAGGCGCGAGAAGCCGTGGCGCAGACGAATAAACTCGAGGCCGGCGTTGCGCGACTTATCCCGTATGCGGGCGAATACATCGCGGCAGGAACCGCCATAGGAGGGGGCCTTATGGACACAGCTGTAGGCCAGGCGCTGTTGGATATAAACAAGCGCCCCCTTCGCACGGTTCAGTTCGGGCAAAACCCGTATGAGCAAGACTCTCCTGGCCTTAGTATGGGCGGCGGCGGAGTCTCCAACCTCTACAATCTTTCCTACGCTTAGGGGCTTCTGATGGCTAACGGGCACGACCTCTATCCGGGCAGTGGTTTGGCTGATGAACTAATCAGTGCAAACGCAATGCGCCCTTACGCCAACACCTTTAAGGACATTTATCGCGGGATGATGGAGGGCCGAAAGGTCGCTCTAGCTGAAGACGAGGCTCGTCGTCGCGAGTACCAACGCAGTTGGAATAGGCAAGAGATAGACAAGGCCGACGCTCTTGCTGCTTTTGATGCCAGCTCTGGGTCAGTTGGAACAACAACTTCCTCTGGCAGAGCTGGTAAGGCGGGAACCGCTGCGGGTGGAGGTAAGCCAGAAACCTACACCGACCCAAGCGGCAAGACCGTCATTGGGAAGCTTGGCCCGGACGGAACTTCTCCAGAAGACATTTTGGACTCAATGTATCTTCGCGACAAGGGCCAGCTGTACGACGAAGAGATGGAGTTGTTTAAGCTCAAGGAAACGTTAGGGGAGCTCGACGTTCTAAACGAGCAGGACAGGCAAGCGGCGGCACTTTCTCAAGGGGCGCCCCTTCCTCTCAGCCCTCAAGACGTGGTTCGGCAAGCAGCGGGCAGTCCCACTACGCCATCAAGCAGGCTGGGTGACTATGCCGTCGAAGGCCTCCCAGGCGGAGAGTCTCGATCCAGGCCCCTAGAGGACTACACTACCTCTGCCGTGCCAGAGGACTTGGTCAGATCTTCCCTAAGAACAAAGAGGCCTTGGGGCAAAGCTCTAGGCCCAGGGGAGCAGGCGAGGACCATGCGTAAGCCCGCCTCTTCAATTCAGCCGCCAATGCCTAGCCGTGGAAAGAACATCGCCCTAGAAAACGTGATGGCAGATCCACTCGCCCCGTACCTGCCAGAAGGAACGTCTGGCCCAAGGGGTAACATGGGGCAAGCGGCAAAGTTCGTTGGATCAAGGGCGGTGTTTCGCGCACTAGGGATCCCCGGAGAGTTCCTGGGCCCAGAGTCGATGAAAATCCTTATGCAGTACGAGGACTTCTCTAGGCACCTTGACGACAAGAACGATACTCAGGCAGCAGCCGATGGCGCCGCGATGAGAGACGCTGTCGCCTTGCAGGTTGCTGGAGACAAGGCCGACTGGATAGAAGACCTATCCCCCTTCCTCCAGAAGACTTTCAGAATAAACAAAGACATGGCGGATAAGCGCGCTGCGGCGATGTACGAAAAGGATGAGAACACCATAAAGATGCTTGGGAAGAGACACGCAGAGGTGCTTACCCATATAAACCAGCACCCCGAATTGTTGAAAATACGGATGCGCCGAGAGGCTCACGACGACGTATTCAATGCTGAATCACGAGCGGGGTTTGTGGCCGCACAGAAGGATCTCAACAACGACTATACGGCTACTCTTGCCAGCGCTAAGAAGGCGCGAACTGATGCGCTTAAACTCCTTACGGAGAAGGACGCGGAGCTTCAGGCTGCAGTCAGCGCGAACGCCGAGCACCTTGGCGTGTCTCCGGACGACCTCCTTCGCGCTGCGAGCACTGGCGAGCCGCTTCAGGGAGTTGACCCGGACAAAGATCCATCGAACGCCATGAACGACCTAGGCGCCCTGCTTGCATCTCATGCAGAGGCAAAGGATGGGTTTAGGGACGCCGCCGTCGCCCACCAGTCTTGGAGTAAGGAGTCCGGGTTCCTTGCGGGCGGTCGAGACACTACGGATGATACTTACTCGACAACGGTTCAGTATCCTGATGGAACAAGCGAAGTCATTACAGTTCCCAGCGTCTTCTCTGGGAAGCGGGAGTTTGGCGAGAATGACCCTCTTGGTGACATCAAAGGCCATTTGAGAGCACATGCCAACGAAAGGGCGGCTGTAAGCGCCAAGGCGTTGGGGTCGGCGGCACCGTACCTGCTCGGCTCTCAACGAAGAGGAACTGGAAGATACGCCGACTACTCTCAGCCAACTCAGGCGGACCTGAAGGCACTGCATCAGCAGGCGATAGACATTGGTCGACCTGTCAGTCAAGACTTCGATGAGTGGTCTGAGGGGCTCCAGAGCATGTCCCCCAAGCAGTTCACAGACTACGCTAAGTTGGTTCAGGCCGACCATGCGAGAACTGTCCGAGCTAGAGAAAAAGGAAGGGAAGGCCTGGGCTGGCTTCAAGGTCTTGCTGGCGGGTTGCCGGGACTCTCGGTGGCTGCTGGGAGACAGTTTTTAGGAAGAAACGCTCGAGTAAACTCTGCAGAGCCCGAGCCAACTCCTGTTACCACCAAGGAGGAGTTTAACGCGCTCCCGATTGGCGCGGAGTTCCTCGACACTAAGACTGGCCGTGTGAGCATTAAGCGCATCGACACCGCTACTGGTAGCTGAGAGCATTAAGAAATAAAAATGGCGACCGACCGCTTTGGTAACCCCATAGACGAGGAGCCCTCTGGCGCGGCGGTAGACCGCTTTGGCAACCCCATAGACGAGCCAGAGGAGGGCCTAACAGACGACCGAGGTCGGACGGAGGTTGAACGGGCTTGGCTTAAGACAGAATTGATAGCTAAGGATGAGGCCGATTGGAGGGTGCTAAGGGACGGGGTTTCTAAGGCAAAGAAAAAATCCGCCCTTAGCGGTGAGCCGTCAACAAAGTACAGGGCTCTGGCGAAAGCACAGTATTTGGAAACCAGAACTCATCCGGGCTTTGGCGAAGAACTTACTGAGTACAAAGAGACGGGCGTTATTCCGGGGAAGATGCCTGGAAAAAAGACTCCGTTTTATCGAGCCATGGACGTGGCCGACACGTTTGTCTCTTGGGGCAGTAGACCAACACACTCGCTTCTTAGCGCCCATGCTGACATGGACTACATCAAGAAGGCTAACCCAGAAGACTTTGGGGTCTGGGTAGAGAACCTTCATAAGGACGACCCGAGAAGAAACATCTATCGGGAGATCAAAGAGAACTTCAATGAGAGAAACAGGGAGGATGACTTCGTAAACCCTGTTTTGGACACCAAGCTCCTTGGCTTGAGGTCCATGCTAGCGGCGACATACTGGGTTCCAAACGACGCTGACCCGTACGGAGGGTACGGGGTTCCTCGTCCATGGCAAAAGATAAGGGCTGGCGGCGAGGTAATTGGAGGCCCTCCTGCGACAACAGCAGATATTTGGATGAGGGGGCTTGCCGCCCCAGCTTCCTTTGGAAACATAGACACCGGGCCCGAGGGGAACACAGAGGCTATTCACAAGGAGATGCAGCGCCTTGGATCTGCTGGGGTGGGGGAACTCGCAGAAGGCATTAAGGGAGTGACTGGGTTCGCTGCTGGCGGCATACCTGGGAAGATGCTTGCCGACCTTGCCTTGCCAGAGGTCTTCGACAGGGGGTACCACGCAAAGAAGGTAGAGGAAGCGATTCAGCAGGGAGACCCGAACGCTGGGCTTCTCCTGCCGACCCTCTTCTACACTGTAGGCCCTGACTTCCTTGTGCCTACCGGAATGGTTACAAGGCTCGGCAAGGAGGCGTTTAAGACAGGCGGCGGTCTCCTAACAAAGGCTGGCGACAGCTCGATGTACTCCACGATCACCCGTCACCAGGAGAGGATGTTTGGTGAACTCGAGAAAGCGGTCCAGGCTGGCGACAAGATGGAAGAGGCGAACCTCTCTGCGTACACAAACACGCTGGAAGAGCTCATCAAGCAGGCCTATTCGAAGATAGGCGACCTTGCATCCAGAGGGCTACGGCTTGGTCAGGACGCCCCTGTAGAGGACGTGGTTGGCGCTGCCCTTCGGAAGAGTGGCGTAACTGCTCCAAAGAAGGCCCGCGAGGTTGTTCACATAAACCTAGACGAGGCCCTTTCGTTCGATGGAACGACACCGAAAATTGACTACTCGAAAATCCAGGTCATCTACAAGGACGACTATTCGGTACAGAGGATTCTCCAAGAGACTAAGGGGAAGACGGTATCGAAGGAGGTTACAGACAGGGCCTCTAAGGAGCTCGAGAAGTTGATAGGAAGGAAGAAGGCAAAGGCTCTCTTCGCTAAAGACAAGCAGTTATTCAATAAGGCGCTGATTGGATTTGGTGGGGCAGCTGGCGCTGCCACTGCTTATTCGGCTACCGACGAAAAGGACTCGATGATTAAGCGAGCCTCCGTCGCTGCGCTTGGCCTTGCCCTTGGGTCTCTGCCAGGAGTGCCTGTTGGTCAAGTCATCGACGATATGGGGAGGTCCTGGCTTGGAAAGGTTCATGTTAATTCCGAGAAGGTCGCCTTTGATGGAATGACGAACGACATCGACACGCTCACGTCGACCGGGGCTGTGTTGGCGGATATGCAGCAGAGCCTCCCCTTCCTAAAGAGATTCAAGCCCTGGGCGGTTCGTATTCAGCGTAAGGGCGTAGATGGCGCAGACAGGGATGTGTGGAAGCCCCTTCAGTCCTCCGATCTCATCGATACTCATGGGTGGACCAGGATGGAGTACCTCTCAAAGAAGATGGGGTTCTCTAGAAGGGAGATGTCGTCTGCGATAAACGAGGTCATCGGCAAAGTCTTCTCTGGAAAGTCTTGGGTTACGAAAAAGGAGAAGGAGATTCTTAGTCACTTCGTAGAGGCGCTTGGCGCACCTACGGAATATGGCGACGAGGCTGTATCTCTGTTCAAGGCCCTTCGGTTTAAGTTGAACGAGGCGGTGAGCTGGAAGCCTCGCGCAAGGCCTGCTGAGGAGGGCGCGTTCTGGGGTAGGGGCTTTGCAGACGTTGACGATGGGGTGGCTGAACTCAGGGGAAGAGCGCTTGATGACGAGACTATTAAAAGGTTTGATGAGTTGTCATTGGACCAGGAGTCGCTCGATGTCATAGATGATGTGATGCCGGCGATTGAGAAAATCGGCAGGGGCTGGGCCGACAAGGCAAGGCGGGCTGCAGCCACAGGGAAGAAGGCGCCTGAGTACGGGCACAGTTCCATTCAAACCATTATCAATAAGATCCCCAAAAAGAAGGACTCCCCGCTTGCCAAAAAGTCTCCTGAGGAGGTCAAGGAGTTAGTCGCGAAGGCGTTGGGACAGCTTGAGGAGATTGGCCTTGTCACTAGGTCGGGCAAGAACTACAGAGGCGATCCGAAGATTTGGGAGACCTGGGTTCACGATGTAGACATCAAGGGAAGGACTAAGGCGCGAGCTTCAGCAAAACCAAGAACTCAGATGCGTAAAGAGGTCCACAGTAAGCCTGTCTCTGGGATGGGCATGCCAAAGAGAGCGCGTGTTGATGGAGCGCCAGTGGACATGCCTCCTGGTGCGCCGGGAGAAAAGCTTCTTGGTGAAAACGTTGCCGAGTCTATTCGATCTGAGCTGGAGAGGGCCGAGATTGTATCGAAGGCCCTCCGACAGATTACCGGCGTAGCTGACGTAGACGAGCTCATCGAGATTGGAAAGCTTCGCAACGAATTGGATGCGGCGCTAGGCAGCGTAAAGATGGCAATGTCTGACGAGGAGTTTGCTAAAGCGGTAGGGAAGATGACTGTTGGTCAGGCGAGGGCGGCCTCTCGTGCCGCCGCCCGAATATCAGCAAAGCACGGCCCTGGAGTGAAGAAAGACCCTGAGTTTGAGGCTCTTTCAGAGGAGATGAAGGATGCCGTAGACGCAGCAAGAGAGTTCTTTCAGGAGATGTACCGTGTCCTTAAGGCTGAGGGGCTTTTGCAGAAGGACTGGAGCGTTGATGAGTTCCTTGAGCGCATGCAGGTTGAGGGGTACCTGCACCACATGTTTACCAAGGAGGGCTCCGCCAAGATCGCTCAAATGAAGAAGTCGTTGAGTCGCGGGCATCTTGGAGGGGGCGGAGGCTTCGGGGAGATCTCCACGGCTTCTGATGTTTTGAAGTTGCGAAGCAGGAGCGGGACTATCCGAGAGGTGAATGAGGGCGTTCGTCGTGGAATCGCTGAGATGTTTTATCGAGAGACGGTTCGTCAGAACAAGGGTTTGCCGAACATCCCAGCTGACCAAGTGATTGATGACCAGATAATTCAGCAGGTGATCAAGGAGCACGGCCTAGATCAAATCAAGTTCTTCGAGACGGACCTTTTTAAGATCATGGATAGGTACGGAAGGAAGGTCTCGAGGACGGTGTCGAACACACGGTTCATCGACAACGTCCTTCTGATGGCTCCAGAGGGCGAGCAGATCGCCGCCCTTGTGGCGAACTATAAGCCTCAAGCCGCGTTGTCTCTTGCGGCAAAGCTCGGGTTTCGCAAGGTCGACAACCTGCACCACATGAGGGCTGTTCTGGGCGAGGACTACTGGTCTGGCTGGGACAAGTACGCGCCGCAGATTAAAAACATTACCGCTCAGTTCAGCGACGAGGCTGTCCGCAAGGGCAAGATCACAGAGTTCCTGCAGAAGCACGGCGTGTCTCTGGACGATGAGCGCATAAAGCTGAACGTAGAGCGAATCTCCCGAGACATTTACCTACCGTATGCCTACGCCGACATGGTCGAGGCCCTTGGCGACTCAACCTGGCTCCATGAGAAGCAGCAAGGAAGCGAACTGTGGAGGATTGGCGTCGAGTCGTTTGACAACTTCCTGAACTTTTTTAAGACGATGACGACTGTCTATGCTCCCGCATTTCACGGAAGAAATGCGATCAGCAACGTCATTACAAACCTGATGACACACGGCCTTCAGGCAGTTAGTCCGGTCAACCAAATCGACTCGTTTCACTTGATGACAGCTGACCTAACCAGGAAGGCTGCTGATGGGACTGAAGTTGCCAATACGTACACGCTGAAGAGCAGGACTGAGGGTGGGCAACTTGTTGAGATAACAAAGACCATTCAGCAGTGGCGGAGCGAGCTCAGAAGGTACGGGATTATCACTGACCATATAAACCCTTCGGACATAAGGGGAGGTAAGTACGGGAACGACGTTAATTGGAAGATCCCCGCAACAACTGCTGCGGCGGGGGCTGTCCTTGGCGCGGGCGTTGGCTATTCAACAGAAGATGACCCAGACAAAAGGCTAGTGAAGGCGTTTGCTGGCGCACTTCTCGGCGGAGGAGTCGGGGTTGTTGGCTCGTCGTTCCTGGAGATGTACGCAAAAGCTCCGCTGGCGGCGTACAAGGCGGAGAAGGCTAGCGTTGCTGGCGCGGTCCATAGAGACCCTGGCTTGATGGAGAACAGCAAGCAGGCGTTTTCTGTAGCCTTTGATGAGTGGCTGGACATTGTTGGCTACGAAGCAAGGCTTGGCGAGGGCCGGCTACAGCAAGCCGCGATGGCGATCATAAAGAGTGACGCCGTAAAGACTGGCGCTTGGGGCGCTGGGGCTGGTGGCGCAACAGGGTGGATGTTTCCAGACCCACAAGAAGGTGGCTTTGGTGGACAAGCAGCGTCTGCGTTTCAGACCGCGCTGTATGGCTTTCTTGGGGTTGCCGGAACGAAAGCCATCGGGGATGCCTCTGCCATTCTAGCCGGCGGAGTCGGCAGGAAGGTCGAAGAGCAGGCGAAGATAGTCAACTACTTGGCTGGGAGGAAGGTTGGTCTAAGCCCTGACGCTGCGTCCGACTTGGTTCACAAGACCCTCTTCAACTACGACGACCTCAGCACGTTTGAGAGGCACTGGCTTCGCAGGGTCTTCCCCTTCTATACCTGGACATCCAAGAACGCCTCAGAGCTCCAGCCATGGCTTCTCAGGAACCGCCCCATTCAGTACTCAGCTCTCACCAAGCTTCTTGACCAGGCGGAGAACTCGTTTACGGGCAAGGGTGACCTGAGCATGCTTCAGGACCATCATCGCTATAGGGCGGTTGTCGGCGCTGGACTTGGTAAGGTTTTTGCTGGATTTGGCTTACCTCAAGAGGACTTGGTTGACCTCTTTAAGTTTGCTGAGTCTGGCGGCACCGGGATTTCGATGAGGCCAAGCGGGGTCATTTCAAGGCTACACCCGGTCGTTCCCTTTATTAGCAAGATGTTCTTTGGTCACGACCCGTACTACAACGTGGACGTTGATAGGATTCGCTCTGCTCGAGACGTTCGTTATTTGTCCGAGGGAATCAAGCGTTGGGTTGGCTACGCCGAGATACCTGTTCCCTACATGGACAGTGAAGGTAATCAAAAGTTTTACACCAAGTATGAGGTTGGTTGGTTCCCGAGCAACAAATCTATAGAGGCTGGTCTTCCTTGGGACGACAGTGTTCTTCAAGAGAACCAGGAGGTCGGTTCACGGCGACTGGCCGCAATCCGGTCATTCCCTGCGTGGCGCTTAGCGACGGAGTGGAACAAGGCAGTGACGGACACCTTTATGGGGGGCGTTACTGCAAAGACGGGGCAAGGGGCTACGTGGGGGGAGCGCGGAGCTGCCATCTTTACTGGCGCTAAGCCATACTCAATAGACTGGAATCGGCTGGAGGGCTACGCGCACCGAAGGTTTGAGGATAATCTAGACTCTGTCATCTCTAATATGGGCAACATGGGTCAGATTGACATCTTCTACAAAGAGAGGTCTCGCCCCATGGGAGAGTATAGGGCCCTCGTGGAGGCTGGTCTTATCCCGCAGGAGGGTTTCCCTTCCGGCTTCTTTAAGGGCGGGAAGTAACCATGCCTTTAGATCACAAGCGATTCACCAGGCGTAGGCCCGAGGACCCGACAAGGCCTCAGGAAACTAGGCTTATTCAGAAAGCGCCCTTTGACGTTAAGGATCAAATCGTCGCAAAGGACAGCTCTGGTTCGACTGGAAGCCTGTCTATTTCAACCAAGAACTACGAGGGTCAGCACACGTCTGACTTAAGAACACAAGACTTACTGTGCGAAGTCTTGTATGAATTGAAACACATCAGGCTGCACATGGAAGCGCTGTCTGGCGAAGACCTCAGAGGAGATGTTGACTATGCAGATCAATGATGGAACTGGTGGAGGCCACTCAGCCAAGGTAACTGGCGACGGTCGAGTTGCTGTAAATGCAGACGACGGTTGTCTCGCAGCTGCGAAGGCTGGGCTTCTCTATTCGATGAGCATGGCTACGGGTTCTGAGCAGTCTTTGACGATTACCAGCAACGGCGGAATCATCATGTATTTGGGCAACTCCTCCAAGGCAAAGAAGAGCCTTGTCATTGACTCGATACTCGTTGCCAGTGGTGCTGCTGGAATGATCTGCTCGGTTGTCACTGGCATGACTGAGGGCTCTATAGCCAACGCTGACCCAATCGACGCATTTTCAACGAACACGGGCTACCCGATTGGTCATTCCGCCGGATACAGCGCTGGCGTTTGGGACGAAGTATCGGACGGAATTACCGGATTCACCAATGGTGTCTATGCGATCTCCACGCTCTTGCCTGCTGGTGGTCCCGTAGAGCTCGTTCCTTCGGGCAGGTTTATTGTTGCTCCAGGAGGAAACATTGCCGTCTTCGCGAAGAACGTAGGCGAGTTCACTTCAGCAATCCGTTTCTATGAGATAGACGAAGCTACAGGTTACTAACAACACTGCCCCCTAACGAGCGGGGGCTGAAAGCCAGGAGACTCGAATGGCAATTACTCTTCCCGTATACACAAACTGTGCGCGCCAAAATGTGGGCAATCCTGCCGGGACAGCCGAGTTCCCAGCCGGTGCCGGTGGGGCCATCAAAATCCGCGTGTTTGGCGACACCGCCGCCGAGGCGGACTCACCCGGCGTTGCCCGAGGACTACTCGTTGGCTGTCGAATTACCGCAGACGCCGCAGCGGGCAACGTAACCATTAGGGTCTACAGCGACGACAGTAAGACTGACGAGCTGTACAACGCAGGGTTGGACTGCTCCTCTTCCCCGTTCATGTCGTCAGATGTGCTGTCTCAGGGGATTCCGTTTTTCTCGCCCCCCCACTTCACCATCCAGTGCTCTGTGGACCCGAACGACGACGTTCACGTCACCTTCTACATCAAGTCCATTGCTGGCAATGGATAATGGCAAGCCATCCATTGCATCATGGCGTCAGGAGCCATCCCAGCCGGGTTTCTAGGGGGGAGGAGAACGGCGCTCTCCGAAAACACCCAAGGCTTTCGTTTGATCCACGAAACATGCAGACCCCACTGCTTGTCTGGGTTCGCTCCGATCTAAGCACCACCATGAACGGCTCGACTGTTTCGGGCTGGGCCGACATGAGCGGCAACGGTCGTGACTTCGCCCAGGCGACAGCAGGCAATCAGCCCGCGCTCAGCGGATCGGGTCAGGGCGGCAGGGCGGAACTCGTCTTCGATGGCGCTGACTCGATGACCGGTTCTAGCCTCTTCCCAATGCTGAGCAACGCATCAGAATGGACGCTGATCATGGTGCTCGGTCAGGGTTGGTCTGACACTGGTGCCAGCGGGGCATATCAGAACTCGCCGGGCATAATCACAGCCTCCGACTCTGCTGGGTACTTCGGCGCGGGCATTGTCAGCAGTGATGGGCCTGGCGGCGGGATCTACAACGCCGGCTACAAAGAGAGCGCCCCTCCGTCTGGGGCTATTCAGTCAGCAGGAGACCCCTGCATCTTCGTGCTTTACTCTGACTCCGGGATCAAGTCTCGACTCAACGGCTCGGCAGGATCGACGGCTACGGGTGCCGCGATGCTCTCCGGTGCCACTACCCTGGAGATCGGAGATAGCGCGGCGGGCCATTCAGACGAGCCCTACGATGGGCCCATGTCTGAGGTTATGATCTTCGATGGCACCCTGCAAAACTACGAGATCAAGCAGGTCGAGCAGTACCTTGGCGACCGCTACAACATCAGGCTAAACGGATGAAGTGGTTAGTCCTAGAGACGCTGGGAGCCGCCGAGAGCCGCGCAGACGACCTGTCCGAGGCTATGGGGTATCCGCATCCAATCACCGCTACAGAGCGCGCCTCGCTCCCTATAGAGCACCCCAGCAACGACAAGGGCGCGGTGCCCATAGGCCCGAGCGTCTGGTCCTGGGTTGCTGGCAGTCTTATCGACATGGCTTCTTTGTTGACATCGACCGAGCAGGCTGCTTTGTATGACCGCGCAGAGATGGACTCTGCCGGATGGTTTCCGTTAGTTCCAATGGAATAGTTATGGACCTCTTCATACAGTCTTGGCCCATCGTGCTGTCTGTGCTGACCTTCGCTATTGGTGGGTCGATGTGGGCTGGCAAGATATTCTTCATGCTGCAAGGCATCGAGGCGAAGATCGACTGCATGTCTCAGAACATAGCGACACACGAGCATGACCCAGAGGGTCGTGTGGTTATCCCAGCGAGGTAGTTATGCCTTCCTTCAGTAAGAGCAGCAAGGATCGCCTTGCTACATGCCATCCAGATCTTCAGGCGTTGATGAACGAGGTGATAAAGCACATCGACATCAGCATTCTTGGAGGGCACCGCAGCGTGGAAGAACAAGCGGAGATTTACCGGAGAGGGATGTCTAAGCTCAGTGGTGCTCCGGGGCAACTGAGCAAACACAACCACTCTCCAAGCCTTGCTGTGGACTTCAGCCCCTATCCAATTAACTGGCAATCACGCGAGCGCTTCATTGCCGCCTCATACTTTGCTAAGGGCATCGCGACTCAAATGGGCATCAAGGTTCGGCTTGGGTGCGATTGGAACGCGGACCTCGTATTCTCAGAGGGCTTCTTTGATGGGCCCCATTTGGAGCTTGTTCATGAGTAAGTTATTCGACTTCTTTAAGTCTGTGCCGCCTGTGTGGCGCGGCATCATTGGGGTCATCCTTGCCGTTGCCATCCTGGTTAGTGTTGGTGGGGCTATCGGCATCAGCATCGGGCCTCAGGCAAAGATGTCCTACGAGGATGTGATTGCTATGGCCGATGACGACGACTCTGCTGGCGACGACGACGACAGCGCTAAGTTTGGTCACCTGCCCATGTCTCCAGCGAAATGAGATGCAGTGACAACCTCTGACTATGTAGACCTTCTTGTTCGTGGTGGGGGGATTGCTCTCGCTACCTATGCGGTCATTGGGCAGGTGGTTAAGCCTGGATTAAGGATCTTGGCGAAGTATCACTCTCAGCCTATTGGCAAACTGACCAAGGGCCAGGAGGAGTTTTACCGCTGGCTAACACGTAGCCTTTGTGTTGTTATCGGCGGCTTCATGGGCCTTATGCCCTTGTGGCCTGACTGGTTTGATACCAGTTGGGGGCCGATCCTTGGCTGCATCTCTGGCTCCATGTCTCCCGGTATATATCTTGCTGTTAGCAAAGCTCTTCCAGATCGAATCAAGAAGCTCATCTCAGGGGCTTCGGTCTCTGGGGGGTCGAAGTGAACGGCTCTCTCTTCAGCATGGCTGTCATCTTGGTGGTTCTCTTGGTTGTACTTGGCGTTGCCGCAGTGAAGAACGAGGAACTCAGGACGAAGCTGGTGGGGGTAGCTCTTGGGATTGCAGGTGCCCTTGCTGCGGTCGTTGCAGTTCTCACGCTCAACAGGGAAAAGAATCGGGCCGCTGAGATTGCATCCTCGACAAAGGAAGTAAAGACCGGGCGCGAGGACGCCAAGGAAGACGCTAGGGAGACTGAGAAGGAGCTCGACTCTGCAGTGGGCGCGGAGCTCGACGCTCATAAAGAGGCTGCTGCCGAACAGGAAGACCTCAAAGAGATGAAGCGGGAGCGGCTCAAGTCGTGATTGCCCGCCTGCTAGTGCTGGTTGCTATCACCTCGATGGGGTGTTCTCCGCTGCACTATGTACGCAAAGACCCCATCATTCCTCCCAATCCACTCGAGGCTCCCGAGCTGTCCTACCCTACCCTTGAGGACTTCGATTGCCCCAGGTACACCCTAACGCCGTCCACAGGGGTGTGGAATGAGGGCGAGTGGGGAGACCTGGATGGCAGTGTTGAGGTCATTCTTCCTCAGGACAAGCACCCCGCAGTAGACCGATACAGGAAGAGCAAGTGTCGACATATTGTTCTCGCTCCAGGCTGGTGGGTGACCGCTAGAGAGGCGAGAGACAGGTATCCGTTGGTGCGAAAGCAGCTCGTGCTGTGGCGGGACTACTCGGCTCGAGCAGCTGAGCGTCACCAGAAAGAGTCGGAAGAAATTGCTAAGTTGGTTAATATGGCGCGGAAGCGTCAAATAGAGGTAGCATTTGCCAGCGCTGGTGCGGGCTTCGGAGTCGGGGCCCTTGCCGCTACAATTGTTGCTGTTGTGCTGGCCGGGAGGTAGTTCAATGAAGTACAAAAAGACTACGGTAAGTTCTGCTTACGGAAAGCCAAAGCCAAAGAAGAAGGCTTCTTCTGGCGCTGGAAAGAAGAAAAAAAAGACACCCGCGCACGGGACCAGGAGGCGAGCTAGGTAATGGCAACTTCAACCACAGCATCAATTGCTGATCCATTAGCGAACACACTGTATACGGTTACGGAGACCTCTACGAAGCCATCCGCAGTGTATCTGGACGCTACTAACGGCACCCTATACGCCGTTGAGATCGACAACACGGCGAACTCTTCACCTGCGTACCTTCATATGTGGAACCTCGGCTCAGGCGTTGCTATCGGCACTACCGATGAGCACTACACATTCATGTGTCCTGCCTCTTCTCGAGTGACCTATGCGTGTCCAGGAGGGCACGAATATCTCACAGCGTTGGCGGCGGGGATCGTCTCCTCTCCCGGCGGTTCGGTTGGGCCGAGCGCTACCGTTACCGCATATGTTCTAGTGAACACCTAAGGAGTAGAGATGGCAACCGCAAGCAAAGACAGCACCGGATCTGGAAGCAAGCTATCTACTCGCCTTATCGAGGTCACCGACCTTGAAGGAACAGGCCTGTCTGATGTCACCAGTGGCGCTGCGACCATATACAGCATCGACATTTCCAACTCCCTTAGCGCTGTCACCTACGTTCGCCTGTACGACAGCGGCTCCCCAACCTACGCAACGACGGATTCGGACATTCTTATCCCCGTAGCCTCCGGGGGAGGAGGAACCACTAGGAATGTCTGGATTATTGCTCAGGGCGTTTCGTTCGGAACAGGAGTCTCTCTCCACGCCCACAGTGACGATGGCCCTGGCGGCACCGGAGCCCTTGGCACAGGCCCAACAGTCCTTATGCTTACCGCCTAAAAGAAAAGCCCCTGGTGGCTTAAACCAGAGGCTTTCTTTTAGAAGTCGGGCGATGGGGGTCAGGCCGACTCCCACTAACAGAGAGTGAGTGCGCTGATTAAATCAGGACTCAGCTGTCGGGTCAATAAGGCAAACGTGTTTTGCTACTGCAGCCATGGCTCTGTCGAGCTCTACCTCGTAAGCAATCTTGTCGTCTATTTGGTCGTAGGTCACCTCTCCTCGAATCACTGACTCGGGCGACTTAGCGAACTCGCTAATCGCATACCTGAATGCGTCATCCGAATCCCCTCCAATGCCGAGCATGGGTACTGAGAAAAGGAAAAGCTTTACCTGTGTCTCTTCTTTTACGTGCTTCATAACTGACTCAAGTATCTCTGAAGTATTCACGTTAGTCTCCCTCCTAAGATTCTCCTGCAGTACTCAGCGATACATGCTGCGTCTGCGATGTTGTCGTCTGGCTTAGTCTTCCTCCCTGGAGTTAAGTCAAGGTCTGGCACAAGCCTCCTCGCAGCTGCAATGGCTCGAGGCTTTGGCTCTCCCGAACCAGGACACACTTCCTTTTGCCAAGTCTTTGGGTGCGGGATGTCGTATCTGCACCCAAGGCCCGACAGGAGCCCCTCCAGGCGACCCCAGTTGCGCCCCATGGTGATAGCGCTGACTGCTCCCATCTTAGGGGCAGGGCGGCTTCCTAGAGCCTCTATGGCGGCTGAGATGGAATCTACAGTGCATCCCTCTTCTTCACATCGCTGCTCAAGCCAGGAGGTAAGGGCCCTCAGGTCGATGTCTTTACCAACGATGGGTAGTTTGGTGGCAGATACAAGACTGCCGTCCCCCCTGAGGAGGACGGCAGCACCTTGTTTTCCTGGGTCTATGCCAAGGTAAATCATGGCTAAAAGGGTATCTCATCGTCTTCGGCAACGTCGTTACTTGCAACGTCGTTGAACCAGAAGGTGTCGTACCCGTTTCGGTTTGTCGTCTTACGCATCTTGATGCGCTTGCCAACAACATCCGCCTGGACTCTCCCGGCCTTGTTTTGTTCCGGGTTGTACAGCTCGTCCATAGGCGGCAGGTTTCCGAGCAAGAGCATCATGTCTTGCGCCAGAATCTTAAGACCTACGTCAGACGCAGACTGAAACTTCTCGACGAAGCCGCCCTTCATGATGCCCTCGTCGACCTCAAGGCCCCACTTGTAGTAGGTCTTGTCGGAGTCGGTCGTCCAATAGTTAAAGAAAAGGACTCGGACTGTGTAGTCGCCATCCTCAAGAGGGACTGGCTTTCTGTTTGAAGAAGACCCTCCCGAGCTGTCTCCTCCACCGCTTGGCTTAAAGTCCTCTGGAGCGAAGTTGCCCCAGATGTCTGCTGCTTCTTTTACTGAACCCATTTTGTAATACCTTCCTAGTTAGTGGGTTGGTTTGGCTTGAAGCTGGCGTCAAATGCCGCCTCAAGCGCCTTGTAATCAAGTTCAAGGAGCTCTGGCATTGGCTTAGCCAGAGACCCTCTGGCGCCGCATTCAATGTGCAGGTCACCGTCCTTAAAGGGAGCCGTCCGGATGTACCTAGACTCGTTCTCCCCTATCTCAACACGCAAGATGAAGTCGACAGCACCGTGCAGTACCTTTCTCGCACTGCCAGGAAGAGCTGACGTGACTGTGACCGAGCCACTCCTCTTGCCGTTGTCGTCGATCTCAATCTCTTTGCGCTCGTGGCTGATGAACACGATGGTCATGTCCAATTTGCGGAGCGTAGCGATTGCGTTCGTCAGCTTGCGTCGAGCCATCTTGTAGCCCTTGCCGAAGCCAACATCAGACAAGTCTGTCCACTTGTTCTCTGAGCAGACATCGTCCACGAGGAACTCATAGAGGTTGTCCACGGTGTCGACGACCAAGGTCTCCCATTTGTGGTCTTCCTTGAGCAGCGCCTTGATTGCATTGCGGAAGTCGGACCAGGAGTTTATCTGTATCTCTGCAGCCTCCATCGCCGCAGTCCCTGGCTCAGTGGCGAGGAAGAGTGCGTTTGTCATCTGGTTGGCGAGCGTTGTCTTGCCCACCTTCGGCTCTCCAAAGAACAGCCAGATGTAGTCTTTGACGTTGGTTAGTGGTTTGTGCTTTTCAGTTGGGATGATTCCCATGTCTTCTCCTTTGTTAACCCAGTTCAGGGTGTGGGTTGTCGATAACCCGGTAAGCGTCTCTCGTTACGTGCTTGCAGCACAGGTCTAGAAAGGCGCACCTTCCGAACCTGCCCACACAGCTCTCAGTGTTGCGAACAGGTAGTCCGCCATTCTCGGTGTAGAGAATCCTCTTGTGGATCTCCCAAGCCTCCCTTCTCCAGAGGGCCATCTCGGCCTCTGTTCTAGTGACGATCTCCTGGAAGTAATAGAACTCAGGCCTCTTGGCGTAGTCCTCTTCCATCCTCTTGATGTAGTCCTCTACGGTGTCTCCCTTCCTGCGCTTCATGGTTGGCTTACGCAGGATTCGGTAAATCATCTTCCTGATGTACCTCTTGTTCCTTATGGATGCTGCCTCGAGGTACGCAGATATTTGGAAGTCGACATCAAGCCTGTCTATGTAGCTTGCGTCTACCCGGCTTGAGCTCTTGTACTCCCACACTGCATCGTGACTCAGCCCATCCATCATCCCTGAGTAGGCGTGGGTCCTCGACGACCTCCCCGTTGCTGGGTTCCTGAATGGTAGGTGAAACTTAACCTCTGCCTGATCGGGCCAGTCGCTCCACCTCTCAAGCGCCCCACGAACCATGATCTCAGCGATTCCTGCCGAGACCTGAGCCCGTTCCACGTCTTCACGAAGAATAAG